TGCGCATAGACAGAGCGTTTCCAGCCTCTCCACAGCGGGATGCGGATCCGCCGTTCCTTTCTGCTTTTCATGACGCAATACACTAATCCCATATCCCGTTTTCTTCCCCTGCACTGCCTTTCCATGATACAGTACTCGTATCCGGCCATACCGAGAACAGCATTAGTGTAGGTTTCCATCTCAACGAGCCTGTGATACAAATAATTTTTCTTGCTTTTCATGTTCATCGCTCCTTCATATTTTTTGAGGATTTTCTTCCCCTCAATATAGTAATCCGACAAAAAATGAAAAAGCGGAACTAAATTTTTAAAATTTTTTCAAGAAATTAAAAAGAAGCGACCCATAACGTGGCCTCCTTCCAATGAGAAGGTACAGACACGAGGCATCGCTCCCTGTTTTTGATTGTAGCAAATCGAAAAGCCTTTTGCAATGATAAAATGAAACCTCGAAAGTGTGTTAAACCGTTTACACCCCGGCATAATACTCATTTTATCGTAGCCTACGCTTAGAATCTTAAATCATAATTCTCTCCTATATTCAGCTGTATGTGACAAGCCCTTTACCGCTGCCGAAGCTATCGTTCGCCCCTGTTCATTCAGATTTCGGAAGTTTGTCATTAGTTCCTTTTCCACCATATCCTCTGACAAGCTTACCATAGCCGGGAAAAAGTCTGCTACGCTGACTCCCATAAGTTTTGCTAACACATATAATTGCTGCATCGACGGTTCCCTTTCGCCTTTTTCCCATGATGCCACGGTACTATAAGCGGCATTGACTTTACAGGCCAGTTCTGCCTGCGTCCAATGCTTCTTTTTACGGTATCCTTTAATCATAACACCAATATAGGCACGAATATTTAATTCGGTCATTTTGTATCTCCCCTCAATCCTCAATAAGATATTTGCGTTCTATTCTACGCCACGGCATAACCCATAGCCAAGAATGGAACGCAAATACTGCATTGATCCTCATTTGTCACGGGATCTTTTGCGCTTGCCTTCACCACCACGTTCCCTATGTATTTCTCGTTCTTCAAAATGTTTTCTATGGTCTTGGTTCGCCATATCCTCTTTCCGGACGGGGATTCAATCCCCCTCACTTCCAGTATCCTTGCTATCCCGGAAAGGCTGCGGCCATATTTGTAATACTCAAAAATCTCTTTCACAACTCTCGCTGTGTACGGTTCTGGAACCATCCGCCCCTCACGGTACATATACCCGTAACAACACCTGTTGTATAAACGTGAATCCGGGTTCTTAAGGCTCTCCCGAATCCCGAACTTGATGTTCTTGGATTTGGAGTAACTCTCTTCCTGGGACACGCCCTCAATGATGGTGATGATATTATCGTTTGCCTGCGTCTTCGTATCCAGGTTCTCCACCTCAAAGTAGACATAACCGCCGGCATGGCGGATGTCATTTATGGCGCTCATTACGGTCACAGTGTTCCTGCCGAAACGCTGGATGCTTTTCGTCACCACAATCTTTATCTTCCCCGCTTTCACGTCATCCAGCATCCGGTTGAATTCCGGGCGCTTGTTCTCCGATGTGCCGGTGTAAATATCGACATACACGTCTTTCAGATACGGCAGACAGTCCCATCCCTGCACAGTCTTGATCAGGCTTGTTATCTGGTTGGAAAGACTGCGCAACTGCCGCTGTTCCGACGTGCTTACCCTGCAGTATATCCCTATACCCGCTTTCTGGAGTTTCAGCTCTTTCAAACAGTTCTTCACTGATGGCCATCAGGTTATCTGCTAACTCGCTCTTCCCACGCAGCCGTTCGTTCAGTGCGGTCAGGAAGAATCCCTGGAGTTCTTCCTTTGTGAACCACCCGGTATTGCAGTATGTCTTTTTGTGGTATTTGTTACGGCACCGGAAGATTACTTTCCTGTATCTGTCATTCGAATGCCAGGTCGTCTCTGCAAACCAGTCTCCGCAGCATCCGCACTTCACCTTGCAGGCATACGCATCCTTCCCGCGCCACATGGCCTTCGAACCATGCCGTTTTTGGCGTTCCGCCTGCACCGCCTCGAACATCTCCTTGCTGACGATGGCGGGGTGGCTGTCTTCGATATAATATTTTGGAAGTTCACCCTCGTTCACCTTCTGCTTCTTCGTCAGAAAATCTGGCACATACCGTTTCTGCAGAAGTGCGGAGCCCTTGTATTTTTCATTAGTGAGGATGCTGTATAAAGTACCTGTATGCCACCGATCTTTCCCGGCCGGGCTCTTCACACCCATCCCTTCCAGCCTGCGACATATTTGGGTGCAGGTCAGTCCGTCCAGATACCACTGGTAAATCAGCCGGACGATTTTCGCCTGTTCCTCGTTGATGACCGGCTTGTAGTCAGGCCCGGGGTCATACCCCAGAAAAATCTTGTAGGGCATGTTAAACTTCCCTTGGGCCATGCGTTTCCGCCTGCCCCACTTAGTGTTTTCGGATATAGATCGGCTCTCTTCCTGAGCCAGGGAGGACATGATGGTGATGAGGAGTTCCCCCGAGGCATCCAATGTTTTGATGCCCTCTTTCTCAAACTGCACCTCGACGCCCTTTTCCTTCAGCTTGCGGATTGTGGTCAGACAGTCCACCGTGTTCCGGGCAAACCGGCTGATGGACTTCGTCAGGATCAGATCAATCTTGCCTGCCAGGGCGTCAGCTATCATCTGCTTGAATCCTTCACGGTGCGCCGTGCTCGTACCGCTGATGCCCTCGTCGGAATAAACCCCCACAAATTCCCAGTCCGGATTCCCTTTGATGTGTTCCGTATAATACTTTACCTGCATCTCATAGCTGGTCTGCTGTTCCTCAAGGTCCGTGGAAACACGCGCATACGCTGCCACCTTCCTGGCTATCTTCTTTCCATCCGGTGTTGCCTTGAAAGGGTTTATCGTCGCCGGTATCGTTTGCACAATAAAGCTCATGCGCCGAACCTCCTTCCTTTATATAGCTTGCTTCTTTCCGCCCTTCGTTCCGGTGTCCACCAATCCTTCCGGCAGACCGGCTCCCAGGTTTTATCTATTACTGTCCCGTCCTTCATATGGAAAACCAACCGATGCTGTTCAGGGACGACTATCTTCTCAACCTTATCTTTAAAAACATCTTCATCAAATTCTTCCAGACCCAGCACCCTGCAGCAGGCCGCCTTCAGTCTCCTGTCAGGCAGGTACTTGCTGGAACATTTTTCTCCCTTCCTCCGGGTGCTGCATATCCAGTCAACATAACCGTCCTTGCTGAACCGGCTGTACCACTTACCGCAGATGCCGCATTGGATTTTCTGTGTGAAACAGGTCATGTCCTTTCGTAACCTGAATCCCATCTTCGTCCGGTACGCCAGAACCTCCTGAACTTTATCATAGGTTTCCCTGTCAACGATGCCAACATGATGATTTTTGACATAATACCGATCCCGTTGGCCAACATTACTGATTATTTTCTTTGTGATGCAATCCCTTACAAACACTTTCTGTAGAAGCAGGTCGCCAACATAAAGAGGGTTGGAAAGAATCCGGCGAACCGTGATTGCACTGAACTGTTTCCCACGCACCGTCAACCGACCTTCATCCCGCAGCCGTTTTGCAATGGCATAAACGGATTCCCCATGAAGAAGTCTTTCATACATTTGACGTATCACCTCTGCCTCCTCCGGCTCTATGACATACTGCCTGTCGACCCAACGGTATCCATATACGAACGTGCCACCGCTGGGTTCTCCGTGCATATACTTTTTCCGGATGGCCCATTTGATATTATTGGAAATGGACACACTCTCTTGCTCGGCAACGGCAGCAGTGACGGTCAGCAAAAATTCTCCGTTTATTCCCAATGTATTGATATTTTCCTTTTCGAACCGTACCTCAATGCCGAGCTCCTTCAATTTCCGGACGCTGTTGAGCAGGTCTACCGTGTTCCGTGCGAACCGGCTGATGGATTTCGTAAGGATGATATCAATCTTCCTTGCCCGGCAGTCCTCCATCATCTGCTGGAACTGCTTCCGGTGCTTTAAGCTCGTCCCGGAAATCCCGTTGTCGGTATAGATTCCTGCGAACTCCCATTCCGGGTTGTTTGTAATAAGGTTTGTAAAATAGGTCACCTGGGCCTCATAGCTGGATTCCTGGTCTTTTTTGTCAGTAGATACCCTGGCATAGGCAGCCACCTTCTTTTTCTGTACTTCCGTCTCCAGCGGCTCGGTGGCCGGGATTACTTCTGCCCCATTCATGATCTCACCTCCCATGGTATCTATCACTCTGAAGCCGCATATAGTCAAGTCATTACCGGAGTATACTTCTCTCGCATCAGCCTGTCCGCCGCATCATATTCCTCCTGGGTAATAACGCCCTCTTTCAGTGATTTCCTGACTATGGCCATGGTGACGCTGTACATCATCTGGTTGTGAAAGGTCTCATATTCCATATACCCGTCCTCCTTCAGAAAAATGCCCCTCACTTAATAGCCGGTAAACAGGCCAAAAGTTAAGGGTAGTTTTAGCTTTTTTCATCCCTCGTTATTAACAGGAACAACGGGTCAAAATTGAGGGTAATCGTTAAGGCGGCACAAATTTTGTCGATAAAGATATCGAAGCAGGCAGTTCCAACGCGCTGGCGTGGCTTTAACGATTACCGCACCCCCGCTCCTTATCTTCCTCTGTTCACTTTGAGCCAAAAATTATAGTGAAAAGCAAAAAAAATACCGCCGGGGAGATTCCC